CGGCAGCATAGAGAGCTTTTCTAAAAGAGTCTCCTGATCCATATAACCAATCAAATATTACTTGTTGATCTTTCTTAGCACTTGAAAGATTTAATTTCTCACGTGTCTTATCTTCTCGCCTAATCGGATCAAGACCGCGTGTAGAAACATTCTCAAAACCTGCTATAGATATTCCTGTGAAAGTAATTTGTTTACTTTTTGAAGCCTGTTGCTTAATCTCTACTGTTCTTTTATCTTTAGGGGTTAAGTTTGGATCAAAGGACAATCGTTTACTTACATTCTCGCCTAAAACTTGATCTAAAGCTTCTAAATCAGCCTCAACATCTGGAGCAGCTTTTGCACTAGAATAAGCACTTTTATCTTTTGGTTCGCCGAAAAAGCCTTGAATAGCTCCCGGACCTTCACCTGCTAAAAAGTCTGAAAGTTTTCTAAGGTTATTAGTAAGAGCGCGACGGACAGTAATATTCTTTTTTATCTTGCCTGCTTTTATTTCTTTGACAGCGATAGAAAAAGCATCTCGTAAGTTTTTTGATTGATCCTTACCGTCAATTAAAAGTTTAGAATCAATCTTAAGAGTCATTACAAGATGATCCTATATAAGTCTAAAATTCTACGGATATGTGGAGGAAAATTACCAGCAAGAGGATAATTATCACCACGTTCACCCTCAAAGGAAAAACCTTTCTTTTCTTGGTCTTGTTTATATAAGAGTTTTATCATATCAAGAGTTGCTAATTGAATATCTTGAGGAATCTCCCCTGATTCATACCCAGCTCTATAATCAACCTTGATACCTGACGGAAATGGAGCAAAACTTGGTGGTCCAGAAAGGGTAAGTGCTGGATAGCTATTACGAACAGTAGGATAGGTTCCACGAACACCTACTGCTCCAGTATCTCTAGTCACTTCACCCATGTCACGAGAAAAATTATATTCATTTGTAGCGTTATGAACGTCAGTAGCTTCGGTATCTTTATTTTTTCCATCAAAATGTGTTAAAAATACAGTCTCACCATCAGGTCTAAAACGATGTGTTGGAGGAGTAATAGTAGCTTCTTTATATCGAGCTTTATTAGAGAATCTTACTTCATCAATATATCCAGCAAAATTACCGCCTATCTCCACATTTGCTGTAAAAGTGTGGTTTGATTCAGTATAACTTGCATTAGTAAATAAATTACCATTTAAATGAGTATATAGTCGTTGATTTTGTGAATCAAAAGACCATGCTACGTGTGTAAAAAATCTTGGAACATAATTCGCAGTTGTTGTAACTCCTGTACCTCTTACTAAAGTAGAAGCTCCTCCAAAACGACTTTGAAAAATTGTTGTATCGTTAGAATCAAAACCAAATTCCATATAATTTGTCGCATCTGTATTAAATCTGATAAGGTTGTTTTGAGGTGGAGTCGCTGCATCACTGCGAACAAATAATTCAACTGTAAAATCACCATCTTCGAATTCTAAGTTTTCAGGAATGTCTCCTGAGACTAAATCATTTAAAGCTACTTCAAGAGAAGATTTTCCAAATTTTTTTACTCTTGAGTTTAAGTGTGCATCGTTTTTAAAACTTAAAGAAACTGCTTGAGTATCTTGTGTTCTTACAGGTCGTCCAATTGTAGTTGGATCAGCTAAAATTACATCCTCAGTTCCATTAAATTCAGAAACTTGATAGACGTTAGAAAGAGGTAGTCTTGAAACCATAACTGAGGTTTTACCCCCATCAAACACTTCTACATAATCATTAGCTAAAAGTTCTTGACCAATATAATGCTCTACTACCCCTGTTGCGTAATTAATGATATTTGATAATCTTGCATCAGACGACGTAGAACTAATACTCAAGTAGTCTTTTACTTGAGCGAGCGTTACATAGGGATATTTTCCGAGATTCTCTTCTAAACGATCTACCATTTTATTTCCTATTCTTCCTCATCAAGATCTTCATCTTCATATTCCCACTCATCGTCCTCTTCCTCAACAACAGGATCAGGCTCGATAATAGGAGCAGATTCTTCTAATGCAGACCAATTAGCAAGTACAGATTCAATACGTTCTTCACTGTGACCATTAACTCTTAACCAATGGCGTGCCGCTTCGGCAGTTTTAATATCATTTGGAATAGATGACATATAATTCTCCTTATATTAAAAAGGGAGGCGATGACCGCCTCCCCCTGTGTAGTTCAAAGATGTGAATCCTAAGATTAGGCTCCACACTCAACTGTAACAGCGTAGCTGTAGTTGGTTGCGTCAAGAGCTGCACTTGAGTTAGTCGTAAGAGCTTTAAAGTCAATACGAGTGCTCATGTACATTGCAGTAACCTGCTGACGTGGTTCGTACTCGCTCTCAATCTCGATACCGCGACGTTCTGCAATCATAAAGCCAGGCTTATAAAGCAGGACACCGATATCGTTGTTTTGAGTACCAACGTTATCCATGAACTCAGAGATAGCAATTGGGATACCGTAAACGGCACCAACTGAACCTGTGAGGTAGGTAGCGTTAGGACCAAACTTGTCAACTGTCTGGAAGTCAGAAGTTGTTACAAGGTTGTTGTAACCTTCGATTGATGTGATGTACACCAGGTCGTTACCAAGCTGAAGGCCATATTTGCCAAGCTTAGTACGGGCTGCAGCGATATCTGAAGGATCAGCTTTATCGTTTGCAGAACCTGTGTCCACAGTCAGGCCAGCGCCTACGTCACCTGTCAGGTTAGTAATACCTTCAATGACAGAAGCGTAACCAGTACCAGCTGTAATAGCGTTGGTAGGCTGTGCTGTAAATCCAGTCAGAGCACCAGTACCACGCAAGATTGACTTATCAATAGCACGTGATAAACGACGAGTCGCAGCTGCACGTAAGAAGTCGAGCAGAGGAAGAACTGTGTCTTCTTCTTCATCTTTTGCGAGGTGAGTAGTTGCCATAAACTTATGTGGAGTGAAGTCCACTGAGCTAATGGTATTCTGGTTGCTAGTTGGGACACGTGTGGCTTCGGCAATGCCAGTAGCAAATGTGCCAGAGGCAAACATTGCAACATCACCATCAGTGTCTTCGTCAGCGACTGGTACGCGGAATGTTTTCGCATCAACAGCCATACGGTTAAACATTGGAGCAACAACGAGCTGCTGTTCCATTTCCGTATAAATGTTGCTAGAGAAGTTGCTAAGGAACTGGTCTACAGATGTGACAGCCTTCATACGAGCACCATATTTGGTGTCGAAGACGTCACGCTTGTTTAACAGTTTTGCAACAAGAACGGCGTTTGCCATTTCTTTTTCAGAGAATTGCTCTTTACGAGTGCTCTCTTGATAATGCATCTTGGAACGCTGAAGTGCAGCGATTTCTTCCTGATACTTTTCCATCTGAGCTTTCAGTTCAGCAACTTGCTCAGATTCACGTGGGGTGTAAGCGGTATTGCTATCACCTTTAACCAGCATTTGCTGGTCAGCAGCGTCTGCTTCCTTCACGATAGCTTCACCGGTCTTTTGAACCAGTTCAGCAACTGCAGGCTCAGACACTTGAGCACGTGGTGCTTCTTTTTTGATCTCTTCAGCTGGTGCAGCTTCGGTAAGATCGATTGTATCTACGACTTGATCAGCCATTTTGTTTTTCTCCTTATCAGAATTTTCGTGAAGCTCTTTAGTCAGACTTTCGCTTTTAATTGCGTCTTCACTATTTTGAATTTTTTCGACTTGTGAATGTTCTTCTGTTTTCACATTAACAACATTATCACAGTCTTCGCTATCAGCGTCAACCTCTAAAAATTTAAAGATTGGAGATTGCTCTGTAGCGACATTGGTGACTCGAAACATTTTTTCTTGATAGTTTACAAGATCACCATGTTGAAGCTTACTTGCGTCTTCGGAAAGCAAGTTTGTGAACGGGATAGATGCCATAGGATCTCTAATCTCAAGATCCTCTTCCTCATCATCCTTTTCAATGCCAGTGACTACTTCCTCGGTATCCGCTTTGACCTCAACTTCTGCAGTCTCAGCTTTTTCTTCAGTAGCTTCTTCAGATTTCTCTTCTACTGTCTCATCAACAGCTTCTGTTACTTCTTCAGAAACTTCTTCTGATTTAGCCTCAACCTCAACTTCAGTTACTTCTACTTCAGCTTCTTCAGCTTTTGTTTCAATAACTTCGTCTTGCTTTGAGTTACTCATTGCTTCCTCCTCGGTTGGAGACATCGGACGTTCGTTAACAACTTCGCCCTCCTCCATACTGTGAATCGGAACACCTGCCATGGTAATGTCGTGTGTATGACCTTCGGCCTCTAACACAACTCCACCCATAACTTTATGAGCGTGGTTTTGCATATGAGATGCGTAGGTTGTTACACCATTACCACTTTCATCCATTTCCACGGTATGATAGTGACCATCGCTCATGTCGGTGATTCCTGCTTTAATTTTACGCATCTTCTTAATTTCTGCGGCATCTGCCTCTTTTAAAGACTTTTTAAACTCGTTGAATTCTTCATCAGAATCAAAAGATTTACGAATTGAAAAGAGTGAATCTTGATTACAAGGCACTGATACGACTGAAATTTCTAACAGTTCAACATCAGTAATAATCATAGAATCGTCTTCGCGATTATACTTTCCATCCTTAACGCGGAAACCAACAGAAAAGCTTTTTAAAGCTCCGTCTTTAATTAGTGTTTGGACACCATGATTCTTTTCAGCTGCTTCTGAAACAGCGCCTTCAACATAGATTCCTTTTTTATCAACACGAATATTATCAACACGACCAATAGGACAGTCATGTTTATGCTGATAAAGCAGAACTGGATTACGACGATAGTTTTCTACACCTTTAGCCCATGCTTCGGCAGTGACAACGTCACCAGCACGATCTTTAGCTGTAGTATTCGCGT